TTTCGGGATGCTGTAGCCTTTGAAGTTTTGGAAGTTGTCGTGATATAATACACACTTCACATCACTCAACTGCATCACCGCCCTGCGGCATCGCTGCGATAGCCTCCTCATAGGTGAGCTTCTGTCCATCACGAATGACATATGCGACCTCGGCGGTTTGCTTCTCTTGGCACCATGCCAGATACCTCTTGACAATGACATCCACGAACTTCGGATCAAGCTCGATGCCCCGACAAACACGGTCTGTCTCGCAACAGGCGATCAGTGTCGAACCGCTGCCGAGGAACGGATCGAGAACGATGCCGTTGGTCATGGTGCTGTTCTTGATCGGGTACGCCATCAGCGGGATAGGCTTTGTGGTCGGATGATCGGGGCTGCTCTTGGGCTTGTCATACTCCCATACAGTTGTCTGCTTGCGGTCGGCATACCACTGATGCTTGCCCTTCTGTTTCCACCCGAAGAGACACGGCTCATGAATCCACTGATAGGGGCTTCTGCCCAGCACCAGAGAATTCTTCTTCCAGATACAGCAGCCAGAAAGCTGGAAGCCTGCCTCCTTGAACGCTCTGCGGAAGTTCAGCCCCTCGGTGTCGGCGTGCCATACATAAATGCTGCCGTCATCGGCAAGACTGTCATACATACACTTGTAAGCGGAAAGCAGGAAGCTATAGAAATCACTGTCGCTCATGTTGTCATTCATGATCTTTCCGGCAGTTTCCTCAACATCCACATTGTACGGAGGATCGGTCAGGACGAGGTTTGCCTTCTGCCCGTCCATCAGCTTGGTGTATGTCTCTGCGATTGTACTATCGCCGCAGATGACTTTGTGCCTGCCGAGAATCCAGATATCTCCCGGCTGCGAGAATGTCGGCTTTTGCAGCTCCTCCTCCACATCGAAGCTGTCCTCACTGACCTGCTTGTCATGAACGGCATTGAAAAGCTGCTCGATCTCCGGCGGATCAAAGCCGGTCTTTCCGAGGTCATAATCCAGTTCTTTCAGGCTGTCCATGAGGTCAGCCAGTTTTTGTGTATCCCAATCGCCGCTGACCTTGTTCATAGCAACATTCAGTGCTTTTTCATCAGCATCATTCAGTTCAACCACAACACACTCGACCTCGGTCTCACCGATATCCTTCAGCACCGCAAGGCGCTGATGCCCCGAAATAACGGTATTGTTGTTGGCGACATTGACAACGATCAGTTCAACATAGCCAAACTCCGTAATGGAGCGTTTCAGCTTCTCAAACTCGGGATCGCCGGGCTTCAAAGCCTTGCGGGGGTTGTATTTTGCCGGATTCAACTCGGACAATTTGAATTTGCGGATATTCATATCTTTCATAGGCAATTCAACCTTTCTCTAACCAGAAGCTGTATGATATACCAGTCTGGTATAATTTTGTAGATGCGCTTTTGCATATTCTCGACAGTAGTATGACAACCATTGCAAAGCACGACAAGGTTTTTAGGCTCACGGGTACCGCCGCATTTAACAGGGATTATGTGATGCACGATCAAATGCTCTCTTGCACCGCATCTGTGACAGATGCCGTTTTCACGCATCATCCTGCTGAGCGTTTTCCATTCGAGATCATAATCACCGTAGGTGCGCTTTGCGGCTGCATTCTCCCGAAGTACACTGAGCATATGCTCTCTTGTTGTATCATCATAATTCTCCCAGTGTTCAACAGTAGTAGCCCCGATTTTTCTTTTTGTCTCGGCAGAGTGATAGTTGTCACCCAAGAGCTGTTTACGGCGTTTCAGCCCTGCACTGACCTTTTTGCGAAACTCCGGGTTCTTGTTTTTCAGCACAATATCCTCACGGCTTTTCTGCCATTCGTTCTGGCAGGCTACTGAACAGAAAAAGTGCTTGGGGGCTTTTCCCTGTGCATAACTCCTATGACCTTTTCTGCCGCACACCTCGCACACATAATCGACTCGCAATTGCTATCCCTCCAGAATATATATCTGCCGCAGCTTCGCGGCTCTTTTTGTATTGGCTTCCTTCAGTTCTGTCACCTCACGGAGCGTATCTTCACTCAGCGGCTTGCCCTTCAACTTTTCGGCAAGCGTTCGGTACTTGCGGATGCTGCGGCGGAGGTTTGCATCGGTCACCGACACGATATACGCCTTGCCACAGTAGTCGCAGTTGAAGAAGCTGTATTCGATCTCGCCCTCACGCTGCGTTTTCGGCTTTGGCACAAAGGCGCATCCGCAGGCATCACAGTGACAGTTCTTTTTCGTTACCATATCGGCTTGCCTCCTCTCAGTCTGATGATGCGCTGATTCCTACTGCCCCTGAACGGCAGGGAGATGTCCCGCTGTTCCAGCAGGAAGGGACCGTCCACAAGCACATCGACATAGCGGAGGATATCATCGTTCCGAAGCATCTCGTAAGTGTATCCGGAGAATAACCAGATATCTTTGTCGGGCATCTTGAACATCACCTTCCGCAGAAACGGAATGAGGACTTCTTCGTTTTCCTCCTCGCAAGGCTCACCGCCGAGAACAGAAAGCCCCTGTATCCATGAAGGACGCAGGGCTTCGATAATCTCATTTTCTGTTTCAAAGGTGAACGACTGTCCATAGGAAAAATCCCATGCCTCCGGGTTATGACACCCGATGCAGTGATTTCTACATCCGCTGACGAACAGGGAGACGCGCACACCTTCGCCGTTGGCGATGTCGGTTTTATTCAGACCGCAGTAATTCACAGGTGCATCACCCTGTCCTTTATTTCGGCAGTGCGTCCCTGATTCCAGAACTGGGTTCCGAGGTAGCCGCAGGTACGGCGGCAGACATTCAGCGTCCGCTGATCCCGGTTGCCGCAGTTCGGGCATTCCCAGATCAGCTTGCCGTCTTCTTCCACGATCCCGATCTCGCCGTCATAGCTGCAGACCTGACAGTAATCAGACTTGGTATTCAGCTCCGCATATAGGATCGTATCGTAAATATGCCGCATCAACGCCAGCACCGCAGGGATGTTGTTCTGAAGGTTCGGCACTTCCACATAGGAGATCGCACCGCCGGGAGAAAGCTCCTGAAATTCAGCTTCAAAGGACAACTTGCTGAAGGCGTCGATCGGCTCGGTCACATGGACATGATAAGAATTTGTGATGTAACTCTTATCCGTCACATGAGGAATGATGCCGTGTCTGCGCTGCAAGCACTGAGCGAATTTGTAAGTCACAGATTCCATCGGCGTGCCGTACAGCGAAAAGCTGATGTTTGTTTCGGAGCGCCACTTGCTGCACTTATCGTTCAGGAACCGCATCACCGAAATAGCGAAGGTTTTTCCCTCCGCTTCTGTATGCGAACAGCCTGTCATGCGGTAGGTCATTTCTGCGATACCGGCATAGCCGAGGGAAATGGTGCTGTAATTGTTATACAGCAGGTCGTCAATGACCTCTCCGTTTTTCAGTCTTGCCAGCGCACCGTACTGCCAGAGGATCGGTGCTACATCGGACGGCGTACCTTTTAGGCGCTCATGCCTGCACATCAGAGCCCTGCGGCACAGTTCGCAGCGTTCATCCAGAAGCTGCCAGAATTTATCCGCATCACCGTCTGCGCTGCAAGCGACATCCACAAGGTTGATGGTAACGACACCTTGATTGAATCTGCCGTAGTATTTGTGATCTTCCGAAGGTGTCAGGAAAGATCGGCAGCCCATGCAGGCATACACATCACCCTTCAGACGTTTCATCACCTTTGCGGAGATGTAGTCGGGAACCATACGCTTTGCGGTACACTTCGCCGCAAGCTCGGTGAGGTAGTAATACTTGGAACCGGGCTGAATGTTGTCCTCATCGAGTACATAGATCAGCTTCGGGAATGCCGGCGTGATCCAGATGCCCTTTTCGTTTTTCACACCCTCGATACGCTGTAGCAGCGTTTCCTCGATGATAAGAGCAAGATCGTCACGGACTTGTCCCTCTGGCACCTCGTCCAGATACATGAACACTGTCACGAAAGGAGTCTGTCCGTTCGTTGTCAGGAGAGTGTTGATCTGATACTGAATGGTCTGCACGCCCAGCTTGACTTCCCGGCGCACACGCTTCTCAACGATGTGGTCGAGTTCTTCCTTGGACAGCTTTGCACCGCGGTCGCAGTTCACATCCTCGAACACCTCGGCGCGTATCTTCTGTCTGCTGACATCCACAAAAGGCGCAAGGTGCGCCAGAGAAATTGTCTGTCCGCCGTACTGATTCGATGCGATCTGTGCGATGATCTGCGTTGCTATATTGCAGGCGGTCGAAAAGCTGTGCGGCTTTTCTATCATTGTGCCGGATACTACTGTGCCATTCTGAAGCATATCTGCCAGATTCACCAGACAGCAGTTGTACATCGGCTCTGCGATGTAGTCCAAATCGTGTACATGAATGATGCCGTCATCGTGGGCGGCGCTTACTTCTTCAGGAAACAGGAAGCGTCGGCAAATGTCTCTGCTGACCTCACCCGCCATATAGTCACGGAGCGTGCTGTTAATGATCGGATTTTTATTGGCGTTCTCCTGTTTTGCCTCCTCGTTGTTGCGTTCAAGCAGACTCAGGATCTTGCCGTCCGTTGTGTTCATCCTGCGCTGGTGCTCGTGGCGCAGGCGGTACTCGCTGTAGTGGCGTGCAAGTTTGTAAGCCTCGGCCTTGTCAAGTTCATCGAGAACCATGTCCTGGACTTCTTCGACATGAACAGGTCTTGCAAGCCACTCACACCGTTTTTCTACATTACCGACAACAAAGCCGATTACTGTATCGCTGATCTTGTCACCGGAATCCATCTCATCGTTTGCCACCTTGATAGCGGCTCTTATCTTTTCACAGTCATAAGGAACTTCACATCCGTTCCGCTTGATAATTTTCAAGTTATCGACCTCCCAAAGTTTACTGCGGACAAAGTGCTGCCGTGTTTTTGTTCGGCTGTATCACACCGCCTATCCGTGCCGAGGCTTACACGAAACCTCCGTATGGGTTCGGGAATGCATCCGCACGGATAAACACATCCGTCATCACCCACAGCAGGACATTCACGATGCCTGCCTGACAGCTCCTGCCGTCTCTCTGCCTGAGATACACTTTGTCCGCAGGAACTCAGTCATCCATCAGCTCTGCCTCGGACTCTGCCAGAAGTGCAGCACAGTTCTTGCCGTGATACCTCCGGCACTGTCGGTTCAGAATATCAAATACACATTCCTTTTCGGATTCCGTCAGGTCGATATTGTACATATCCTCGTTGTCATCGGAATCTGAATTGACCACCACAAAGCTGATGCTGCTGTCAAGCTGACATTTCTGATGGTCGCCGGGTAGCTTGCTGATGCCGACATAGAAATCATACCAGCCGTCATTGTCAACCTCATCCGTTCTGCCGTCCCTCGGATGCATCGGAAGGTAGCCCTTCTCCATGCGGATGCGGTCTGCCACCTCCACAAGAGCGTCCGTTGCTGTAAGCTGAAATTCCACAGTCGGAAAGCGGCAGGGGTAGGTGTCATAGATCTGGTCGCTGCCGTACATGACCTCTGCACCGCTATCAAGCTGAATGGTATCAGCGATGAACTTTTCGGTCAGCGTCATGACTTGCCCTCCATGCCGAGATGCTTGATATATCTCTCGATGTACCAGATTGCTTTGCGAAGGTCTTCAACGGTCTTGTTCTTGTCTTTCCGACCTGCGCGGGAAATGTATTTGATTGCGTTCGCCAGATGGAACGGGAAGTCCCACGCTTCGAGAAAGTCAATGACCTCGATGCCGCCTGCCGTGTAGTGCGCTGGATGATTCACCGGATCGTCTGCTGGTATTCTGATAGGCTCTTCCCGAAGGAAGCTCGTCTTATTCACTTCTGTGTGTTCCATGTGCAGCCTCCTTCGCTCTGTCCTCCTGCATCTGACACCAGCCGTCATACGGACAGTGACCGCAGTCGTTGTAGTGGCATTTGCCGTCATGCTTGATGATAGAGGTTATCCAGATCGCATGGATCATGATAATGATCATCATGTAGGTAAGGCATAAAACTGTAACAAGCATTTTATTCTCCTTTCTGCTCACGGCAGTATCTTGTCCTGCACCGTCCGGAGCAGAACTTTTTTCTTCGGCCTGTTTCCGGCTGGCTGATCTTAGCACCGCAGACCGGGCAGCGGTTGTTTTGCTGACACCAGATCTGGTAGTTGACATCGACCAGATGATTATCTCCTGCAAGACCATGAGCCTTGCAAAAGAGCTGCACCTGATTGATTTTCAAGCCCAGCGACCGTGCTATCGCCTTATATCCAATGCCCTGCATCCGCATAATTCGCACTTGATATTTTTGAGAATCTGTCATCTGATTCACCTCGAAACTTCCGATTTTATGCGGTTTTCGGTATTCACACGGGCTCCGCCAAGAATAAAACTGTAAAATGCGGTTTGGTGCTAAAAACGTGCTAATTCTATCGATTATTGACGTAATTTCGCCGTTTTACAGTGCGTTTTGTAACGAAACTCTGTATGTATCCTGCCGTCGCAGTTTCCTACGGCAGCATTTGGAAAAGCACGAAAAATCTGTATTTTCTGTTTTCTGTGCAGTAGTTGCTTGACAGCTAATATATCTCTGTCAGGGTCCCAAATGACCGGGGCCCTTGCAAATTTGCGAATTTTAACACGAGAGGGGCCGACGGTCTTGTGTTGCTTTCATTTTA